TAAAACTAATCTAAAAAATAAAGATGATGTAAAAGAAAAATATGGGAAGCAAGGTTGGAAGGCTTTAGTTTATGTAGCTTTTACTAAAGGTATGGCAGGTGATACTAAAGCTATGGATTGGTTAGCAAAAAATGCTTATGGCACTAAGTTAGACTTAACTACTGATGAGCCATTAAAAATAGCTTTAGTTGAGATAGTAGATGAAAAAGATAAGGATTAAGTTTTTAAAACCTTTTAAGGATTTACTTTATGAGAAACATCGTAACTTAATCTATTATGGAGGCAGATATTCAGGTAAATCCTATCATATAGCTTTAGCTCTTTTATTAAGAGGCAGGAATAAAAAATTAAGAATACTTTGTACTAGGGAAATACAAAATACTATCAGAGACTCAGTTCATAAACTTTTAAAAGATTTAATAGATAAATATGACTTTTCAGATTATTTAGTCCAGAAGGATACTATTATTAACTTGAAGACTGGCAGTGAGTTTATCTTTAGAGGTATCAGGAACAATACTAATGAGATTAAATCAACCGAAGGTGTAGATATCTGTTGGGTTGAAGAAGCTCAGGCTATTACTAAAAATTCTTTGGATATTTTAACACCGACTATTCGTAAAGAAGGTTCTCAAATGATTTTCTCTTTTAATAGGCTAACTGAATTAGACCCTGTTTATGTTAGTTATGTTTTAGAAAACCCACCTAATACTTTAGTGGTTAAAGTTAATTATGATGTCTTAGAGAGAAATGGACTTTTGACTAAAGCTATTTTAAATGAAATGGACAAAGACAGAAATAACCCTGATGTCTGGTCGCATAAATGGTTAGGTGAGCCGATAGGTCAAGCCGAGTTTTCTGTAATACCAAGACAAGATATTTTAGATGCTATGGATAGGAAAATAGAAGGTGAAGGTCAGTATGTTATTGGTGCTGATATAGCTCGTTTTGGCGGGGATAGAATAGTCTTTTGGAAAAGAAAAGGTATGAAGACGATTGACTATAAGATTTATCAGAAACTATCAACTCCAGAAACCTGCGACCTATTAGAAGAATTTGTTAGACCTGAATTAGAAGCTATTTTAAAAGAGAAACAAGAAAAGAAACCAGACTTAGATTTTGACTCTATAAAGCACGAAATACCAATTAAAATAGATGATACTGGGGTTGGCGGTGGAGTTACAGACGAATTAAATAGACGAGGTTATTATGCCGTGCCTATTAACTTTGGTTCAACTGCTCAAGACAAAGATAAGTATCCTAATCTAATTTCAGAGGCTTGGTTTTACTTCAAGGACAATATCAAAGAAATGGAATTGCCTAAATCTCAGGAACTGCTTTTAGAACTTTCAACCAGACAATGGCATCATGATAATAAAGAAAGACGAGTTATTGAAAGTAAGGACTCTTATAAGAAAAGAGGCTTTAGAAGTCCTGACTGTTTTGTCGCTGGAACACTTATATCAACTCCTAAAGGCAAAATACCTATTGAGAAATTAAAAGCAGGTGATTATGTTTATACTCCAATGGGCAATAGAAGGATAATTAAAACTTGGGAAGTGAATACTAAAAAGTTAACTTATACAAAATTTTCTAATGGTAATGAATTGATAGGTAAAGGAAAGCATAAAGTATTTACTTGGGATAATGGTTGGGTTTATCTTAATGCTCTTTTAATGTATAATAAGATTGAAACAGATAACATTATAAGGAGAACAATATGGAAGTTTTACGAAAAGTTATTTATAATGGCGAAACCTTTTGGCTTCAAACATCAGGTAGATATTATCAATCAGGAAACAAAAATAAACAGGAAAGACTTTTACATAGAAGAATATGGATTGAAAAAAATGGTGAGATATCCAGCGGCTGCTGTATTCACCATATTGATAATGATTGGACAAATAACAAAATTGACAACCTTGAACTTGTTAAAATTTCCGAACACGCTAAAAACCATTTTGAAAAAAATATACAGAATAAGGAATTTAGAAATAAGGTATTTGAAGGGTTGGAAAAAGCAAGAGAAAAGGCAAAGTTGTGGCATAAATCAGAAGAAGGTATTAAGTGGCATAGAAAACATGGGAAAGAAAACTGGGCTAATAGAAAGAAAACAAGAGTTGAGTGTAGTAAAAAATGTGGTAGGTCTTTTGAAACATATTTTCCTGAAACAAAAAAACTTTGTAATCCGTGCTGGCAAAAAGAGGCAATTAAAAACAAATACACAGAAAGACAATGTTTGGTGTGTAAAAACATATTTAAAACTATTAAATATAATTCGCAAAAATGTTGTTCCCGTTCATGTTCGGCAAAAAATCGTTACCGAAACAAAAGTATATAATTTAACTTTAGATAAAGACAATGTTTATTATGCCAATGGTATATTAGTTGAGAATTGTGCAGATGCTTGTATTATTTGTTATTACAATACAACTATCTTTAATGCTGAAGCGGATTTTGATTTTAACTAACTTGACAAAATAAGAAAAATAAAGTAAAGTAACATTAGCATTTTAACAGAGGACTCAATGGGAATTATTAAAAACTTTACGGCTTCGGTGGCTAAGATGTTAGCACCTTCAGTCAGTCCGTATATTCAGGATTGGCTAAATGACGACAAGAAACTAAGCAAATTAGGTCAATTAAAAACCTATAAAGGAATTGTTAAGGCTTGTGTTTCTGCTATTGCTGAAGAAGTAGGCAGAACAGAAATTATTGTTTTAGACCAAAAAGGGGAGAGGATAGAAAATCATCCAGTAATATCCCTTTTAAATAACCCAAATCCTCTTATAGACTTATCTAAGTTTAATCTTTTAGAAATGACTGAAACTCACAAACAATTAACAGGTGAGTCTTTCTGGTATTTAGCAAGCGGTGAAGTAACTAAAAAACCTAAATTGATTTATGTAATTAGACCAGACCGTATGGCTACTGCTATTAACAAAGAAACTGGCGAGATAACTGGTTATGTTTATACTCGTCCTGATAATGGTGAAAAAATGCCTTATGAAAGACACGAAATTATCCATCATAAAATGCCTCACCCTCTTTCTGTTTATGAAGGACTTGGTAATGTTTCGGCTGGGGAAGACTATATCAAGACCGAACAGAATGCGACTGATTATACCAAGAACTTCATAGCTAATAATGCTACGCCACCCGGAATAGTTAACATTAAAAATCAAATCTCAGACCAAGACTTTAAAGATGTTCAAAGGAAATGGAATGTTAAATATGGTGGTACAGGTAAAGCTGGTAAAATAGGCTTCTTAAGAAACGCTGATATTGAGTATGTTAAATTAGGTGGCTCTTTGGGTGATATTGCTATCAAAGAAGTTAAAGATATGTCCAGAGATGACATAATGTTTATGTTTAGAGTTTCTAAGACTATCTTAGGAATAACCGAAGATGTTAATCTGGCTAATGCTAAAGTAGCTGAAAGAGTTTTTTTAAAAAGGGTTATTAAACCTCAAGTTGAGAGATTAGTTGATACTTTGAATACTCAATTAGCACCTATTTATGGAAATATAACTTTTGACTTTGTTGACCCTATATCAGACGACTTAGACGAAAAGGCACAAATATACGAGAAACTTGTAAACTCAGTTTATACTTTAAATGAAGCTCGTGAGGAGTTTAGTTTAGACCCGATAGAAAATGGCGACTCTTTATATTTACCTTTAAATATGATAGCAGTCGGTCAAGTAATTCCTCAAAAGAAAAAAGTTTTAATTAAAAGAACCATTACTAAAATAACTGAGTCTGAAAAAGAAGACATAAAAGCACCAGAACCAGAGATACAAGACGAGGAAACTAAAAATCTAATTTACTGGAAATCAATAATCACTATTAGAGATACTTGGCTAAGGAAATATGACCAATTAGTAGATAAACTTTTAAAGGAACAGCAAAAAGAGATAATCTCAAGAATAAATCCCAAGAAAGATGTAAGCGGTTGGTTATTTGACGAAGAACAGGAAGCTAATAAATGGTATTTAACTTTAGTGCCTCTTTATTTATCTCTTTTAAATGAAATAGGCATAGAAGCAGGTAAAAGAGCTGGAATAGACTTTACCTTATCGTCTGCGTTGGAAAAGTCAATTAGAAGCAGGATAAATCAGGTCTGTAAAGACTTCAATACTGAAACCAAGAACATAATGTCTAAAACCTTAATTGAAGGTATTAAAAATGGCGACTCTTCAAGTCAATTAGCTTCAAGAGTAGAAAAGGAATATAAAAAAACCAGAGATTATAGAGCTGACCGATTAGCCAGAACAGAAACAATCAACGCCTCAAACGCTGCGGCTTTAGACGCTTATAAACAAAATCCTTATATCACTCATAAGAGATGGTATGCCAATCCAAGTGCTTGTGAAATATGTGCCTCTATGGATGGAACGACCGTAGAACTGGAAGCTAATTTTTTAAGCGTGGGCGATGAAGTTCACGGAATTAACGGTGGAGTTATGCCAGTAACTTTTGAGGATATACAATATCCGAGTATGCATCCGAACTGTGAATGTACGATAATACCTGAAACCATAGAGGGAAAATGATAATTAGATGTTTAAATTGTAACAAGTATTTAGCAGATATTCAGATGGCTGAGGGTTTATTAAGATGTCCAAGATGTAAAGAGAATAACCACTTAAATGTGGTATCTCAAAAGCTATTAGGTAATAAGAGGAAAGTAATTGAAAGATTTACACGATAAATTATTTCAAGAGGATTTAATCCATTTACTTAAAGAGTTGATTGAAGCACAAAAAAATCAGCTGACTGTTAATGTGCCTGAAATTAAAATACCTGAAATAAAGATACCTAAAATAGATACGCCTGAGGTAGAAGTTGATTTAAAGGTATTAGCAGACGAACTGAGAGCTACTCTAAACGATTTAAAACCAAAAGATGAGGTTAAGGTCTTAAATATAAAAGAAGCTCAAAAAGACGAAGTTTCTATTAAAAATTTAAAGACTATTGAAGGACTATTAAAGAAGCTTTTAGAAAAAGACACTCATATTACCTTAAAGCAAGATAAGCAGAAGATTGAAGTAAAAATGCCGACCTTGACGAGTCCTAAAGATTATATACCTGTTAGATTAACAGACGGGATTAAATTTTATAACGCCATATCTCACGCAATCAGTTCAGCTGGTATTTCACAAGAAGCTCAGGATAAACTTGAAAAATTAGAATTTGAAGACGGTAAATTAAAAATCACTGCCACTAACTATTCCTTCTATGCTTCAGCCGAAGATGCTAATTATGACTATGTGGGCAAGACAGATAAAGATGGTAATTGGTATATTATGCGTATTAATAAAACTACGGGTGTGGCTGATTACGCTGTAGGTGCTTCGGGTATGGTAACTAATTGGACAAATAAAGCAAGCCAATCTTACGATTTGTATGAAAATAGGTTTTAATATGAAAAAAACAAGAACATTCTGGACACAGGAACAAGAGCAATATGTTATTGATAATTATGGTGAAATTGATAATATAGATATTGTAATTA